GTCCAAAAGCCTTGTGTATTTTGAGTTATCATAATAAATCTCCAACTATTCTAATTAGATTCGTTTTTGTTATTATTCTTTATTGATTTTAAAATTAATTCCAAAATCGGTAAATAGTGAACACAAAACATAAGAAGTCCCCGATGATAAGCAAGCCAATAAAAATGTATCAACTATGTTTGTAGATACATTAATAATGCTTGAAAGATTCATTAACAAAGCAACAAACCATCCAACGTGAAATCCCATACACATTGGACACTTAAAAAGCTCTCCCCACAATCCTTCTTTTGGTCTAATACAAGAAAGTATTGAACCATAAACAAGGATGTTGGTTAAACCATAACAAGCAAGAATGAAGTATGGCAGAAACATTTAAATGGTATAATTAAATGGATCTTTGACTTGTTTTTGATCTTTTATTGCTTTTTCTATTTCTTCGTTTGTTGCATTTGGGTTATTGCGTAAAAATGTACGAAGAAATGTTCCAAGGTTAACCCTAGTGTCGCCTTCGGGCGCGGCCATACTACGATAATCCATTTCGCCTTGACCCATACCCATTTCGTTAATAGCTTGTTTGATTAATCTTTTTAAGTAAGATTCTGTGAGTTTCATTTTTTATTTTTTCCTTCGCCTAGATAAGCAATGTTGTAATGTTTGTTGATAGAGTAAGCAGCAGTACCAATTGAACCTTGACGAGCTTTCTGTGGTACTTCACCAAGTTCAGTAGAATCTTCTTCTTCTGGATCGGTAAGGTAATCGTCTTGTTCTCTTCTCATTTGTCTTTCATACTCAAACGATGGTCTTTCGTTGTCCATGAACAGGGCAGTTGAGAAAATGATAACTTCAATTGGATCTACTTTTTCTTCTGTTTGAGGAATGGCAGCTTCCATTGATGCGTAAATGTTTCCTGCTTGAATTGTTGATGGATCTATTACGCCGCGTTTATAAAGAAAATCTAAATACTTATTTTGTGTATAATAAGTTTTATCATCCATTGAAAGCTTTGATAAAACAAGTATTCTTCCTTTTGATGGAGAAAGTATAATGTCAATGTAAGGATGATCTTGAATAATAAAATTACCATCTAAAGTTTTTCTTATGTCAAGATTAACTTTAGTTTTTGGTGGCTCTTTTGGAGCACCTGGCATTGTATCATCTTTTACTTTTATTTTAATTGCCATTAGGAAATTTCCTTAACAATTCCTTGAAGTTTAAGAACTTTTTCAATAACTTCATGATTTATTTGTAAATTTTTGATTCCATCAATTACACCAAGTATGTCTTTTCTATGAGTGCCTTCATTAAGATTACTTGAATTTTTTACAACACTCTTAAGTCTAAAAATTTCCTCGTTAAGATAAACCTTGAAATCAAAGTCTCCATCTGAGAAAGATGCAATGTATTTTGTTAATAACTCTTTTTGTTCTTCAAGAAGTGCAGTACCATACTTATCATTAAATTTTTTGACGAATTCTTTGTAAACAAGATTGTCAATTGGTTTAAGAGTTTGTGTAGTATCTTCAGTTGAGATTCTTTCTACAAGGTATTGCTCAAGAATAACTCTAGATTTCATTGGAATTTCTTCATCAAAGATTTGTGCAATTGTTGCAAGGTCTTTGTAGTTTGACATAAAGTTTGTAAATACAGCAGGACCGAGTTGTCTATTTACATCATTAATTATTCTACTTTGATCATTAAAGATGTTGTGTTGGTTTAAACCAAAATAAACTCTTTTAGCTTCTGTAACCATTCTTTCTGCTGTTTCTTTTGGGAGTCCTCTAGATTCATAAAGAGATTTATAAACATCTAGTTCTTTTGCTAATGATGTTCCTTTTTTAAAGTGTTCTTTGATTATTGATAGGACAATAGCTTTTCTCTTTTCATCTTTTGTAACAATTGCTTTTGTAAGCTCTTTTGTTAAAGACTCAAAAAGAAAAGCGGTATTTCTTTTCTTATTATGTTTAAGTTTTATTCTTTCCATTATTTTTGGACTCCAGACTTTCGATTAATTGACGAGTTTCACGTTCTATTCTAAATAGTTCAAATTCTTCTTCATTGTTGTTGCTATTGTTTTTATTTTCATTAAGAAAATTACCAATAAGAGAATTTAATTCATGATCATTTTGCATTACATTTTTGCGGCTACCACTTGCAGTAAAGCCTCCACCAGAAGCTAAATTACTTCTTTTGTGGGCACCAAGATCTCTCTTATCTCCACCTCTAAATTTAGCTTTTAAATAATCTTTACCTTTAGATGCTGGTGTGGTAGTTAGTGGTTTACCGTTACTATCTCTTCTCTTTGATGGTGCTGCCAATAATGTGCCTCCACCTTCTTCTCCTGCTGCTGGTGTTGCTTCTGGAGCCTCTGGTGCTTCTCCTCCACCTTCTTCTGGTGCTGGTGCTCCTCCTTCTGGTGGGGTTCCCTCTGGTGGTGGACCTCCTGCTTCTGGCCCAGCTTCTGGTCCTCCAAGACCTAAACCACCACCTCCACCACCTCCAGCAGCACCGCCTTGTGGTTGTGCGCCAGCAGCTTCAAGTGATGCAGAGAATTTACGATCAAAGTATTGTTCTCTTTGTATGCGTAGGAATTCTTCGTCTGATAATGCAAAGATGTGTTGAGCAATCCAACGTTTAGAGAAGTACCCTTCGGTAGCTGCACCAGCAACGTCAAACTTTGTTTTCCAATGTTCAAGTTCTTGTAGAGCGGCAATCTTTGATGGATTGTTTAAAGAAAGTTTAAATGAAATTAAATCTGATCCTCTGTACCCAAGAGTAAACAAGTGGATAATACCAATCTTTTCTAATTCTGAAACTGCAACTCTTTGAAGTCTTTGGATAGTTCTTGCAAAACGAATGTCTTTTTGAGCAAGAGTTGCTTTGTCTTCCGTTGCGCCTTCACCTCTAATAAGGTAAGACATAGGAACTTTAAGAGCAGCAAAAAGCTTATCTCTAAGGTATTTTACGTCTTCAATAGCAGATGCAAATTGACCACCTGGAAGTGCATCAATTTTTGTATTATTTTGTCCACCACGAACAGGAATAAAATAATCTTCGTCTACTGACATTGGATTGTAACGTAAGTCAACACGACCAGTATTTTGGTCTACAATTTGATTACGCTTCATCGAAGTCATAATTTTTTGCATGTATTGTTCTACATCTTGTGGTGGAACGTTTCCAACGTCAATGTAGAATACTTTTCTTTCTGGTGATCTTGTAATACGATAAGCCATCATTGCATCTTCAAGCAATGTAAGTTGTCTCCAGATTCTTCTTGCTGGATCTAGGACAGATGTACCATATGGGGAATACTTATCATTTCCAAGAATTCTGAAATGGGCTACTTGCCAATTTTCAAAAGTTAAACCACCAGAGTTCCATTGAAATTGAACATAGTTTGGATTTGATGGATCTTTACCTTCCATTCTTTCAACTTGATTTGCTGGAAGTCCTAGAGCGGATTTAATACCTAGTCTTTCGTCAATGTCCAGATAAAGAAAATGGTCACCGTACTTAACCATGTTACGGCACCAATTAAAAAGATTTGAATCAAGATTTAATGTTTTATTATACAATGTGCTAAGAATAGATTTAATTTCTTCGTTTGCACATTTGATGCTCAACATACTATTAAGTTCATTAGATGTTGTCATTTCATCTGCATAAATGTCAAGAGCAGATGCTATTTCTGGCATGTATTCCATTTGATCAAAATCAATGTATCTATCAGCACGATTTTGATTTGCCATCATTTTAGATGAGAAATTTTCGTATGGATTATAGGCAGATTTCTTGAATTCTAAACCGCCAGCAGATGCAAACTTTTGACCAAACTTGTCCATTTGGTTTCGTCTGTATCTGCTTTGAACTGGTTGATTGTAATTAACTATAGGACCAGAGAATAATTTTGTAAGCCTCTTAAACAATTCAGAGTCTTGATTCTTTGTATTCTTAAAATTTTGATCTGCCATTTTTATCCTTTATAAACCCAGAAATAGTTTTGGTGTTGTTGCTTTGCTTCATTTATAGAAATAGATAGATCTTTATTGTAGCCAGCCATACCAGGTATTTCTGTATCTATCATTGTATTAGTTTTTACTATACTTGTCAACATAGCTTTTCGATATTCTAGTTCTCTTTGGTTGGTTTGAAATACTGTATCTTTAATCCAGCATCCAATTGCAAGTGACATAACCAAATCATCGTTGTACCCTTGCATTGCTTGTGGTCTACCTAGGGACCAAATGAACGTATCTAATTCGTTTATTGTTCTTAAAGAATTAATTGTAACTGATTTATTTCTAATAAATTCTTCAAGTTTTGCAATTATTAGTGGTCTTGATTTGTGAGAAGTTGTAAATCCTGGTACTGTATTTAAAGTTCCTTCTGCTGTTACTTGATCTACATAATCACCAGAACCTTTTGTAGAGTAATAAATGTTTGGATAATTAGCTACAATAATTTTTTCAACTACTGAGAACCCAAGGTTGTTGTTCTCTACAACAATCATACAGTTTCCGTATTCCCT